TACCATCAGTAACTGCCAATCCTGCAATATCTGCTAAGCCTGCATCATAAGCTTGAACGGTAGAACCAATGTCTGTTGTATAGACTCCATTAGTTACTGTTGTTGCATTACCTGATAAAGACGCAGTAATAGTGCCTGCACTAAAATTACCTGAAGCATCTCTAGCGACAATTGTAGAAGCTGTATTTGCATTAGTTGCATTTGAAGTGACAGTGAATGAACTAGCGCCCGCTTGGTTTGCAGTAAATGTTGCTGAACCACTTAAACCTACACCACTGACTGACATTGATAAAGTGCCATCGTTTGCAGATGATATAGTTCCCCATGAAGAATTAGTTCCATCTGTAGTTAAGTACTTACCACTATTACCTGTCATTGAGGGTAATACTTTGCCATCATCTAAGGAAATTATCCATGATGGATCTGCATAAGAGCCTGTAGTAACTACACCATTAGTTACAGTACCATTAATAGTTGCCGTAATTGTGCCCGCACTAAAGTTTCCAGAAGCATCTCTAGCAACAACCTTGGAAGCTGTATTTGCATCAGTCGCATCAACAGCAAGCGTTAACCCTGCACCTTCTGAACCGCCATCACCACCTGTAATATAAGAACCATTTGTGATAGAAGCTACATAGTTGCCTGTAGTATCAGTACCAAGAGCAACAGAGTTTGCTGCAATAGTTGTAGCTACAGATATATTACCTGAACCATCAAAAGAAGCTGAAGTCCCCGTAACATCACCAGTAAGTGAAAGTGTTCTTCCTGTTGCCCATGCCGAAGCAGTAGATGCATTACCTGTAAGGGCCCCTTCAAAAGTAGTAGCAGATACTGTACCACCAACATAAGAAGCATCGCCAGTATTAATGGAACCTGTTGGTTCTGGAGCATACGCATTTGTAAATTTCCATTTTTCATCTGTAACATCAAACCATACACCTATATGTGTATATCCAACGCCAGTACCACCTGTATTTCTATTAGACCATAGACCAGTATCTACATTACTAGGTGCAGCAGTGCCACTCCATTTATCATTTAAAGTATGTCCTGTTGTGGTTGCAAAATATATACTAATACCATTATCTAAAAGATTCTCACCAGTAATAGCAACTCCACTTGCTTCGGTGGTAGCAAAATCATCTTTTGACCATGCAAATGTATCAGGTGTTCCAGTACCATCTATTTTTACATAATATGAGGTAGAGGCAGTGCCAGTAAAGTGCCCTGTATAATATCCATTATCAAGGCCTGATCCTGTAAATGTTGTATTAGCTTGTCCAATAGTATCACCAGCAGAGAGGTAAAAGAATGGAGCTCCTGTTTCAATATTTGTTGATGATGCAATAATTTGAGAACCATTAACAGTTAGATCACCATCAATAATAGTATCATTACCAATATAAACATTATTCTTAACTCTAAAATTAGGGACAGTATGATTTTGAGGAATTACAACAAGTTCACCATCAGAGGCATCAGAATAAAGAGTATATCCAACACACATAGGATAATTAGGATAAGAAGGAGCTGTGTTAGTTAAAGCCCCATCAGTTAAGCCTACAAAAGTTCTTTTTCCTGCTGTTAATCCTGACGTGTCAAAACCTCTAATTACTCCAGATATAGTTATGTAACCGTATGAAGCATTAGCTATGTCTGCTGTTACCAATCCATCAACTTGATAAGTAGTCTCACTTGTTGCATTACATAATACTACAGTTGGTATTTGAGTATAAATACCTGAAAATGTTACAGGTTTACCTTTATTTATTGTAACCCCTGTATTGTTATAAACTCTAATATATTCATTATTACCAAGTTCAAAGTCAATACCAGATATGTCATTTTGATAATTTAGTGTCCTATGAGTAGTATCGTAATATAGTTTACCTTCTGCATGTGTTTGATGAGTTACAGGAGTGAACGCAATACTTTGTGTAATAGCTACATCGCCAGTTTTATTTATATTAACTGATTTTGATGCGGGATAAGTTATAAATACTTCTTTATCGCCTGCTGAAAAATCTACTAAAGTGTCAGAATTAGATGATGATAGTACTGTATCTCTAGATAAAGTAGTCCCTGATAAAGTGAACGTTCCTACACCAACTTCCCATTCTGTTACACCTGTTTGAGTACTATTAATAGTGTAATATACTTCATCACCATCACTAACAGCAGATGCAAAAGTTTGATACCCTGCAAACCCTGTTGAAAGCGTAATTGTACCTGTACCTGTAGTGGTAGATAGTTGCTTTACTCGATCCTTTAATATAAGGGCCATGACTCCCTCCTATTAAGCTATTCTAATAATCGCGCTTGTTGAATCAGCTGTTGGAAACTGAATTGTAAAATCACCAGCTGTTGAAGTTTTATCTGATCCAAAAGCTAGTACGGCTACGGATTTATCACTGTTAGAAGAGTTATATATTAAGGCTCCATTTGCAGTAATTGTAGCAGTTGACCAAGTTGTATTAGAAAAACTTAACCACGCTGTTGTTGAAGTATAAGTTGGTACTTGCGAAACAGTAAGTGTGTTACCACCAGTTGTATATCCAGTGCCTGATACTTCGTTAGTTGCTGAAAATGCAGTAGTTGTAGCATCAAGTGTTGCTGATGATGTAAACAATGCAATCTTAAATGTATCTTGTGTATTTAAGGTTAATGCCCTATTTGTCGTATTAAAGTTATGACCGCCACTAAGCAAATCTACTTTGAATGACGTACACATAGCTTGAGAAATTGCCATTTTATGTCTCCAAAATTTTAATTAAATCAGAATGTCCTGCTTCTCGCAGTCGATTCGCTAAAGTTGTGCGATCCGATTGAACCGCTTGTTTTAAGTATTGTATTAGAACTTGTCTAATATAGCCCTTAAAAGCTTCTGCTTGATCCCTAATTAAAGGATTCGCATCTTTACTAACATACATAATTTTATCTAGTGCAAAATCAGCTAGTTCTTCAGGTGTATGTCCTCGTCCCTGTGTTGTATGTACTTTAAAATCAAAATTACCTAAATCTAATTGTTCTATATTCATCGAACTGGAATCCTTTCTTGCCCACTTCTGTAAGCATCTCGTCTATTTTTACCTTCACCTAAATTTTGTAATAACTGCATAGCCTCTGTATATCTCGCTGTATATAAAGTAACAAGATCTGGGTCTTCTTTTAAAAATGCAGCTGCTTCAAGTAATGATCCATACAAAAGAGCAGTATCAAAGTTATCCCCAAGCCAAGTATTACCAGCAGTAACAATACTTTGAGGATAGTAATAATAATGTAGCTCGGAATCGTAATTAGCATCTGGCGTTGGGCCTAAAATCATTGTTGTATCATCAAATATTGCATAGTATTTTGGTAGTCCGTAAAATGGTGAATCAGTATCTGGAAAAGATTCTCTAATAAAGTTAACATCTTTATTCAGAAGATAAATATATTCATTGTCACTATTAATAACAGCAATACTAAATGTAGATAACCAATCACTAGGAAGACTAAAATATTTATTACCACTTGTCATAGTACCTGTAACATTTTTACGCAAATCAGGCAGTTGAACTGTATTATAAATACGTTGTTCTGCATTTTCTATAAATATGTTTATATCAGTAGTACTATACTGGTTTTCAGTATACGACTGAATTGCTGCCACTAATTGCGCGTAATTCATTACTTATCCTTATGCCATAGGACCACGAGCCATTGTACCTTTTGTAGCGGCGCCTGTACCTCTGATTTTAACACCAGATGTTTTAACGTCCTTTTCAGGATAGCCAGCTGTGTTTGGCGTAGCTACTATTTCTGGTTGCTTATAGCTCGGTTTACAACATTTTCTATCTTTGTTCATGATTATACTCCTATATTATTGATATTGTAACAGTTCCTACCTGTCCTTGTGCTTCTAAATCGTCTTCTAATCCTTCTAGACCTAGTGAATTATTTAGTCCTACTGGGTCCCAACCCCATTGTATTCCACGACTACTTTCGGCTCCTGCAACACCAAAACTTGTATCAGGTCTTGGATTTCGAACAGCTTGTGGATCATCAACAGGGTACATACCCTGCATGTTTTGTGGGTGGTCTGGTTCCCAACAATTTTTACAAACTTTTATATGAGTGTCTTTAGTTTTAACATATAAAGACTTTAACTCTTTTAATTTATATTGAAACCCACATCTATCACAATCTGCGATTGTATGTTTGCCAGAGGTATATCGTCTACCCATGTTTGCCCCTATATATGCTGATACCTAGGCGCAAGTCTTAAATCAGCTTTTTCTCTATCCTCACTAGAAGCAAGAGCCCATTGTTCTTCATACTCTTGTTTTAACATAGCCATTCTATCAATAGCACCAGGTATTTTTAAACTTAAATAATATGCTAGCCCTGCAATCAAACAAGGATAAAACCTAAATGGTATCTCTTGTGTATTAACACCGTTACCTGCATCATCTAATCTTTTTAGTTTCCAATACACAAACGTGTAGTTATTTGAATCAGGTATAGGCCATACATTAATTGTAGGTTGAGTCACTTGTCTGTTTACCCATACTTGTATTGGTTGGCCTGTGCTATTTTTATTTGGGATTAATCCCCATGTAGGAGCTGAGATTCGATTAATATTAATATCGTTTTGAGTAGTGCCTGAACCTGTCCTAATAACTTGTTCAATAATATCAATGGTGTCAGTAGGTAAATTATAAGTTGCAGTACCCGAGACTAAACTAACTGTGCCTTGTTCGATTGTCCAAAGATTAATGCCTCTGTTTGCCCATTCTGCTGTAAGCAAATTTAAACTGCGTCTTGCAGTTCGTAAGTCATATCCAGTTCTAAGTTCAGCACCACATCTTTCAAATGCTTCTTCTACAATCTCGTTGAGATCTGGATTAAATGTTGTTGTTCCTGAAGTTGCCATATTATTGTCCTAATTTTATACAACCAGCATGATTCATGCAGGGCCAGTCTGTATACATTCTTCCGCCACATGAATCACCTGTTATGTATATAGGTTCGTTTTTTAAAAAAACGTTTGCTCTTGTTTCTACAGCATACCAAAGCATTGCTGTAATAAAAATAATAATTAAATAAGTTATAAAATCTTTCTTGTTCATTAAAATTATTTAATTAGTGCCACCAGCTTGTCATCCATGACCAGACATCATACCAATGATGAGATACCCATTTATCCCATACCCATGTCCAGACTAGAAGTGCAGCCCAGTGTTCCCAATCCCATTCCATAATTATCTCCTATTTCTTTTTTCGTTTAAGAGACACAACTCTACGGGGTTTACCTGCAGGTTGCCCTAAGCTTTTCTTTTGCGCTATTCGCGAGCGTTTCTCTGCGGTAGTCATTTCTCCTGATGTTTTAGGAGTCTTGCTTGACACACGTTTGCTAGGTCTGCAATATGGAGTACCACGTGATTCTCCTTTACTACGACCACAGGCTTTACCGGTTCTTACATCTTTCCATTCTTCTTTGAACCAGCGTTTAAGTGCAGCGCCTTTAGCTGTCTTGCGAACTGCCATTATTTTTTAAGTTTCTTTAATGTCTGAGCTAATCTTGCTCTTTGTCCCATTTTACCTGGCATCTTAGCGGCTTTTGCTAATTTACCTGCTGGGATTTTTTTATCTTGTTTTACACCTAAAGCTTTCTTTAACGAGCCAGGTTTCTTAATTGCTTTTTGAATCCATTTGCTTGTAGAGCCACCTTTTTTCATACCTTCTTTTTTCTCCATTGCTGGGCTTTCTTTTTTCTCATGTTTCATCATGGCAGCTTTAGACTTATATACTTCTTTTCCGCCGTATTCTTTAATTTTTTTAACCATTTTATTTACCTCTATTCTTTCTACACTTAGCAATAGCTCCTGAAGCATAAGCGCTAGGAAATACCTTATACTGAGCTTTTACTTTTCTGTAACAAGCATCTTTTACAGATCCGCCTTTTTTAAGAGCAACGGGCTTTTTAATTTTACCCATGCCACGACAGGCCATCATAATTATCTTCCAGCTCTAGTTTTACCACGAACACAAATGCCGTCACGTTTGCATTTTTTAAGCATGCCGCCTTTTTTCATTTTATGAACTTTACCACCACATTTCATACCTTTTTCTACATCTTTCAAAGCTTTATTTTTTTCTTTTTGTTTTTTTAAAAATTCAGGCGTAATTTTTTCAATTAACTTTTCTCTAAAACCTTTATTTTCTTCTGTTTCTCTTTTCTTAACATCTTTGGCAGCTTTTTTTGTTTTAGCATCCATGATTTGGTCTTCTTTTGTTCCCATAATTAAACCATCCTTCCTTTAGTTTTACCTTGTTTACAAATACCATCACCACGAACTTTACCACCTTTTTTAACAGCGCCACCTTTTTTAAGTCTTATTTCTTTTTTACTAGGTTGTCCGTGAAATTCTTTTATTAACTTATCAACTTTTTGTCTTTGTCTTGGTGTTAGTTGGCTACCTTCTTTTATATCAGATAATTTGGCACTAGGTTGACGAGGTGGCATCATTTGTCCTAAAGAGGCCATAGGTGTAGCTCTTTTATATACCTCCATGTCAGGTAGAGCTTCTTTTATTGTTCTACGTCTAGCAAATTCTTTCAGATATTGATCTGTTTCTTTATTCATTCTTTCAATATCTCTTCTTTTTTTTGCATCTTTTACAGTTTTTCTTTGAGAAGGTTTAATTGTATCTTCAGCCATTTATTTTCTCCTAGACTTTTTACCTTTAGTAAATTCTTTGCCTACCTTTTGTGGTACGCCTACTTTCTTTGCAAACTTTTTATTGTGTGCTACAGCTTGCATAAACTTTTCTTGCTTTTTACTTTTTGCTGGCATTTATTCTTTTATTTACTCTACGTTGATTTATCCACGCTTGCACAGTTTTAGTTTCATATATCCTAATAGCCGTCCAAATAATTGTAAATAGTGCAGCTACATGAGGTAGCCACGATAATAAGGTGCCGATAGCTGTAAAAATCGAAGCAAAATCTACTATATGCTTTGTTGGCTCGTCCATATGATTAATTACCTTTGTTAACATTTCCATCTCCGTCTGGCTTGTCTTAGCCTTGAATTTGGATCTTTTGCTGCTTTTGGAAAATCTTTCATTTGACCCGCAGAACGAGCACAGAATGACTTACGACGTTTAGCGTCTTTAGATCCTTTTTTTGGGTTTCCTGTAACAGCTGTTTGTAGTTTAGAACCAGGATTAGCACGACGATAGGCTGCAACACCTTTCTTTGTCATACCTGCACCCTGCTTGGTCGGGCGGAAGTTGCCCGACTTTACAGAAGTTTTAATCCCCATTCCCTTTTTCTTAGTTGGAGCCATTTATACACAGTCTCCTAGTGCTTCTATCCATTTCCATACATCTTTCGGCTCATCTTCCATGATTAACCACAGAATAATGTGTAATCAGTTAAATTAGTTGCAGTTACTACTGAATAATCTGATGATTGTTTAGCAGTTAAAATACCATCGCCAGGTAATATCAAATCTTGAGTAATTGTAACGCCTGCAGGAGTAGATATATTAAAGATAGAATCACTACCATTAACACTAATATCTAAACTGCCAGCACTTGAACCACAAACTACATAAAATGCTTTAAGTCTTGTTCTAGGTAACGCTAAACTACCGCTTGTACCAATACTTACGTTATTAACAGATGTACCACTAACGCTAATACTTGAGACATAAGCCCAATAATTAGTTGATGTAACTGTTGTGGTATTTGGTCCTGTAACATTTTCAGTCGTTGTTTTACCTGAAATAGCATCACCTACTTTAATTCCAGTAATAGTAAAAGTAAGACCTACATCATTACCGTCTGAAGTAATAGATACTAAATAACCAGCACCATTAACAGCCGCATCATTTTTAAGTAAAGTTAGAGAGCCTGCGCTCCCAATAGCGGCAGCAGCACGATAGTACGTAGAACTTGTCGATGGATTAATCGACCATATATCTGATGCTGTTGCCATATTAATCTCCTAATTAAGCAGGTGTAATAGATGTAGTTCCGTCAGAAGCGAACCAATCATCATTAACACCAGAACCTGTAGCGGTATAAATTAAGCCATCATCTAAGTCTGTAATTTGTTTACCTGCTACTTTGCCAGTAGTATTTAACGCGTTGTCTTCGTCAACTAACGCTGCTGCTAAACCTGTTTGAGCCGGTGCAACGAATGAAGATGCTGTTACTGCGCCTGAAGTTGATCCTTGAAAGCCATTGTCTGAAACGACTGGACCTGAAAAGGTTGTTGTTGCCATTTGAATTTCTCCATACAAAGTTAAGCTTATCCGTCGTGTATGCGTCTGCTGGGGCAGTCTGA